GTAGCCCCGGAGCCGGCTGAAGAGGATCCCACTGGACCTGATGTACCGCTCGAAGATGCTGAAGCGCCGGATGGAGTTGATGCACCCTGGCCTGCAGCCAGAATAGGATTTAGACCGGCTGCTTTCATGTCTGCAACATTTCGTTGTACAGCAGTTGATGACATACGCTCCTGGTAATCGCGATTTATCTGGGCTTGCGATGAACTAAAGTCTTGAGCACCAAGGAGCATTTTTTCGTTAAATTCGCGACCTTTAAGTGCTTCGTCGGAATTATACGATTGTGATTCTATACGTTGTTGATTTTGCCAGTCTCTATTTTTGACCGCTTCATCGCGGTTCATGTCTCTATCGAGACCTTTTTCTTTTGCGTCAATTGCTGTTGATGCTATATTACCGGCCATTCCAGTGCCCCCCATAATGAGGGGGGCAGCAAGTGATTCAAGTCCCATAATTTACTCCTTATAAGTGGTCAATTAGACCTGGTACAGAGTATACCGGGAGAATTCGTGTTGTTGTGTTTTCTATGAGCATATCCATTATGAAATGTGGCTCTGATGATACTGCTATACAGCGATCGAGAGGCACATTTTCATTGATAAATGTTTCACCGAGTGTCGGTAATGTGGTGAAATATTGGCTAAGATGCCAAGAAGAGAGCGTGCCGGCAGCTTGTGGACGAAACAAACCTGTAATTTTGCTTGGTTTGTAACGATATTCGGCATACCTTTCTTGATAGCCAAATATTTTTTCATTATCAGGTGTACCGGTTGAACCAGTATCAATTGTTGGGTCTTGGCAATAAAGCTCTTTTGTGTATACGGCTTGTTCGCCGAGATTTGCAAATACAGGTAAGTAGAAATCATACCTGGTAAGCTTTGACCAAAAGCGTTCGAGACCTTGAGCATATGAAAGGTCTGCCCTGGCTGACATTATTCCGATTACGAATCCGTGTTCGGTAAATGATTTTGAGAAACCAGTATGACCTGAACCAGTTCCCATTCCAGTTAGATTTCCGACGACGCTCGTTGTACCTGGTGCATTTTGTTGCACTGGTGTTACGTTGATTCGGCTAGTACCACCGCCGAGATATACAGGTTTTTGAAGTACTGCCATTGACGGGTCTGTGACACCATATTGCCCTCGAAGGATTTCAGGGTACCTGGTACCGGACCTGGCATCACGTTCTAAAAGACGTTGAGTCTGGACGGATTGGCGAAGCATATTTACTGTGGCTGCAGTTGCATTTGTTAAATCGACACGGATATATGGATAACCGGCATTATTTGGGTCTTGTTCGACGAAGAATCTTTTTGTACTTGCACTATCGTCGATTGACTGATAACCGTTACCTGGTACATATGCCGTAGTTGTTCCGTCTGATTCTCTGACGGTTAACGGTGTTGTAGTGTCAAATGTTCCTTCCTCTTTACCAATGCCAAGTACAGGGGCTTCAGAGCCAAGTGGCATAAGAACATCATCGCCTTTTTGTGGCCACGGTAAACATGATGTGAAATAATCGTGACGTTTAGCGCGTTTTTGAAGTTCGTAATCTGCAGGATCGCTGTCTGCGTCGTCTTTATCAACGACTAACGAATCAATGAGGTCTTGAGGCCTATACCAAACATTATAAATAAGACTCATGGCACGGACCGGAAGTGCCGAATGTTTGAAGCCTGGAACACCAGTTGGTAATCCAAGGTAATCGTATAATGACCCAATTGTGTAACCTGTTGTTTCAGGAGCTGTCATTTCTGGAACTGTATAATCGATTGTATCGCCAGGATTATCTTGTTCACCCTGAAGCTTTACCCAATTGTCCCAGACAAGACGATTTGGAACAAAGAAGAAGTGCATGTCAAGATACATATTGTCCATGATAGGCTTAAGGGGTGTAGCTAACCGGCAGAAATGTGTAACACCGACGTTGAATGTATCGCCGGGTATTACTTCGTCGACATAGAATGGAACTAACCAATTTGCGTCGAATGTTGTCATGTGTTTACTCTGACGGTTGAAACGTGAACGAGGAATGTTTACTGAAGGTACGATACTGAATTGATGCTGATTTGCGCTTTTCATAATGCCCCTTTTAAAAATCCCCCGGATATTTCTACCCGGGGGATACGTTGTTTATTTCTGTACGAGTTGCGCAACCTCGACAAGATGTAACGGTGTGTTAGGCATTATCTGCCCTGTCGTTAATTCGATTTCACCGAGATAATCTACTCGGAAATCGTTGGGGTGTTCTGATAATGTGTTACCTTTCGCGGAGACAGCATCAGTAATAGTACGAATTGCTTCTCCGTCGGAAAGGAGAAAGAACGGATTACCATAGACACCTGTTTTCACGTCGTAAACTGCATAGATTCTTTTAACCATTTTCGTATCCTCGTTTGGTTAGCGCTTGTTTGGCGCGTTGAATTTTTTCTCTAACCGCAAGCCTTTCAGGGGTAGAGTCCTGTCGACGCTTAAAGGATTCCTCAATCCTTTTTTGTTTGATTTTATCGAGACTATTATCTCCGTGGAATTTGATATGCTGCTTGTCGTAGTAGCGTGGTGGGCGACTGATTTTAGAGCCCTGCATATGAATCGAATCGGTTTTGTAGGTATCGTGTTCAAAAGAAGATATCCATTTAGAGCCGATTCCGGTAACCTTCCCCCGTCCTCTGGACATCCGGGTATACTCTCGATGTAGAATAACTCCGGTTGATTTGTCACAGTACGACATTTCTGATTTTTGTTTTTTGAGACAGTACCGCGCAACGTATGCTGCGGTTTCGTAGGTAAGTGGAGCGACATTGACGTATCCATGCGTCCAAGTCTCCTGTAAGTCAGATTGTGGGGGTCTTGTGTCCTTGACATTATAATCGATATCATTAGCAAAGTCAATACCGAAAAGCAGAACATGATAGTGAGGTCGTGATAATTTGTCACCGTATTCTCCTGCGAGGAAATAACGGATTTTTTTTTCTGGAAATTTACGACGTAATTTTTTTAACCAAAGTGTTGGGTGTTCTGGCCGGAGACCTCCGTCATCCGGGAGATTTGCGTCATCATAAGTTAGTGTCACCATACAATTGTCATCGTGCATTTCGGCTTCCTGACAGCAACGTATCGCCCATTGTCGGGCTTGTTCCATGCGACATCCTAAGCATTGACCGCATGGGAGAGGTGTTTCTACATACATTATGCCTGGCTGACGTTGAAATATTACTTTGCCTCGTTCCTCTCCGTCGAGACAGTACCAGCCAAAAAGAGGCTGGTAACATGGCATTATAGTCTCACTCCGCCACGCATCATTGGCGGGCGTACGTTTATTTTACTTGCGCCGGCGCTTTTTCTAAAAGAACGTCTGGACTTGCCACGGCTTACCCTTCTACGGAATTTACTCATAAGTTGCTCCTTTGGTGTCAGTTGGCACCTTAATATCAAGTAGATATATAGGTGCCAACTTTTACCCTGTTATCCCTGCTAAGGGATTCGGCCGATTTTTACGGCCTGTTTCGGCCTTCTATTAGGCCTGTACGTTCGCCAGGAAGGGCCCTGGCGCCCGTTTTAACGTGTTAATTTGTTAGATGCCGTCTTCGGCATCGTTGAGAGCCTTGTATTTAGCTATTATGGCTTTTACGCCTTCTAGTACTACCGGGAGGATTGTAATGATTTTGATTATTGTTTTGAAGATTTGATATGTTGACATTTTTATCACCTCCCTTTTGTGTAGTTTTATTAGCAGTTGCAGTTTAATTAGCTTTAGGCTCTTTTTGTTCCGGCTTTGCCGGTTTGGTTAATGTTAATAGACCCATCCGTACAGCTTCGTCGATACTCTCCTTTGTATTAAGCTTCTGGATGAAGTCTGTGAAGATTTTTGTGTCGTTATTAAAACGACGACGTATTGTTGAAGGATATTGCATGAACATTTGTTCAGCTTTTATTATCCTGTTTTGGCAGTCTTGGAAATCACCGATGTCTGTTATATCGACGGCAACGCCGTCTACATCGAATGATTCATTCTGAAGACTGTAATTGAGATTTGGCATTTTGCCATCTTTTTTGAAGCGGGCGACGAGTTTGTTAATGTCGTGTTCGACACCAACCTTTTGTTTGGTTTTACCGTCTCCGCATTCTATAGTTGTTAATGAAGGTAGCATTGACATTTTTATCTCCTAGTTTCCCATATCCCATTCTGACCAACGAGAATCGTTTGATGGGTTTACTTTTATGGGTTTTGCATTTCTTATTTCCGGATTTTGAGCGCTTCGACCTTTAGCAGCGCGACCGCCAATATATGCACCTGTACCAGCTGCAAGAGCTCCACCGAGTTTATCGAGCCAGAAGCCAGCGTCAGCATGTTTTGAACGAACTTTGCTTTCTGCTTCGATTGCTGGAAGTTCTGCTCTTACTTTTGAGGCATTTGCCCTGGAGAAGTCAGCGTTAGCTTTTTGAGCGTCTTTACTTGCATTGCGTAAAGCAATGTCAGCGTCAGCGACATTTAAATCTTTTTGTAAACGTTTAGCATCCAGGGCGCTTGACGCTAATTGTCTTAAGCCGGCAGAAATATTTCCGCCTGGGGAATGTGCTGTAGCCCCGGAGCCGGCTGAAGAGGATCCCACTGGACCTGATGTACCGCTCGAAGATGCTGAAGCGCCGGATGGAGTTGATGCACCCTGGCCTGCAGCCAGAATAGGATTTAGACCGGCTG